TGTTGCTGGTTTTGACCCAGTTCTAATCTCATTGATTAGAAGAGCAATGCCTAACTTGGTCGCTTATGACCTTGCTGGTGTTCAACCAATGAGTGGTCCTACTGGACTTATCTTCGCAATGAGATCCAGATATAAGAATATGACTGGAGAGGAGACCTTCTATGATGAGGTTAACTCTGCATTCTCTGGACAGAACAATGCACACGACCTAACTTCTGGATTAAGTAGTGTTGCTACAGGTATGGGTACAACAGGTCAGACAGGAACTAACCCTGCTGTTCTTAACCCATCTGCAACTACTGCAGCTCAGAACAAACTATACAATACTGGTCAAGGTATGCGTACAGACCATGCTGAAAAGCTTGGTAACGGTACTGCTAACGAATTCAACCAGATGGCATTCTCAATCGAGAAAGTCACTGTGACTGCGAAGTCAAGAGCCCTCAAGGCAGAGTACAGTTTAGAACTAGCTCAAGACCTTAAAGCAATTCATGGTCTTAATGCTGAAGCAGAACTTGCTAATATCCTTTCTACTGAAATCCTTGCGGAAATCAACAGAGAAGTTATTAGAACTATCTACAAGACTGCTGAACAAGGTGCTTCACAGAACGTTGCAACTCCAGGAATCTTTGACCTAGACATCGACTCAAACGGTAGATGGTCAGTTGAGAAGTTCAAGGGACTTCTATTCCAGATAGAAAGAGATGCTAACGCTATCGCACAGAGAACTCGTCGTGGAAAGGGTAACATCATCCTTTGTTCTGCTGACGTTGCTTCTGCACTAACAATGGCTGGTGTACTTGACTACACACCTGCTCTTAATGCTAACCTTAACGTTGATGATACTGGCAATACATTTGCTGGAACATTACAAGGTAAGTATAGAGTATACATCGATCCTTATTCTGCTAACCTTGCTTCTGATAACACTGCAAACGGTAATCAGTACTATGTTGTTGGTTATAAGGGTACTTCACCTTATGACGCTGGATTATTCTACTGCCCATACGTTCCACTACAGATGGTTCGTGCGGTTGGAGAGAACACCTTCCAGCCTAAGATCGGATTTAAGACTCGTTACGGATTGGTTGCTAACCCATTCGCAGAAGGTCTTACTGAAGGACTTGGTGCTCTTACTATTAACTCAAACCGTTACTACAGACGTGTTGCTGTTAAGAACCTCATGTAAGCGAGACGCTTATATTCATCAAAAAGACTCCTCTTTGAGGGGTCTTTTTTTTGTGTTATAATAAATATTAAGATGTTAAAGACTTTAATCCCATCAGATGATTCTTTGCTACACAACAAGATAAAGAAGTGTAGTTATAATTTGGATCGATCAAAATTATCATATACCCTTACTGAAAATATGTTTCATAATAGGGGTGTAGGACTTTCTGCTAATCAGATAGGTATAAAAGAAAGAGTATTTGTGATGATGTATGATATGGACACACAAGAAACGATTACTTGTTTTAATCCAAAGATTATAAAAGAATCAAAAGAGATAGTAACTATGGAAGAAGGTTGTCTTTCTTATCCAGAATTATTTTTAGATATACCTAGACCTAGTTCTGTTGTAGTAAAATACGAAGACGAAGGTAAAAATATACATAAAGAAAGACTAATTGGATTTATTGCAAGAATCTTCCAACATGAGTATGATCATATGGAAGGAATTGATTTCACACAAAGGTCTATAAATAGTTAAAAGTTATCGAAGAAAAATGCCTTATCACATTAAAAAACCAGGTGTTTTAGTATCTGGAGATGTATATTGGAAGTCTCCAACTACATGGACTCAAACATATGCTGATAGAACTCAACTAACCAACAAAACCAATGCTGACAATATGGTTAAGCAAACTGGTAAAGAAGGTAAGAATGGTGGGTTCATAGGTGCAACAGTAGTTACTGAATAATGTCCACTAGGAAAAGAAAACCACCTGCTGAAAGACCAGGAACTCCTATTGATAATCGAAACTTTCTCTCACCAGTTGGGTTTAAGTTTGGATTGAAGAGAGCTCCTGGTGTTGCGTTCTTTTGTAATCAAGCAAATATACCATCACTAGATTTAGGAATTGCAGTGCAACCAACATATCTTAAGGATATTGATGTGCCTGGTGATAAGATTGAATTTGGAGATCTTAATTTAAGATTTCTTGTTGATGAAGATCTAGTAAATTATATGGAGTTGCAAAATTGGATTAGAGGTCTTGGTTTTCCAGACAGTCTGAAAGAATTTGATGAATTAGAAAAGGAAAATATTCTTGGTATGAATAAATTTGGACAAGAAGGAGATAATATCTATTCTGATGGAACCCTTCAGATATTAAGTAGCAATTTAGTTCCAAAGTTTCAGGTGGTATTTAATGACATGTTCCCTTATAGTCTTTCAACTGTATCTTTCGATGCAACTGATACAGATATCGAGTACTTTACAGCAGAGGTGAGTTTCAAGTATACTATATACAACCTTACTGATTTAGAAAATAACCTTTTATGAGTGTAACTCTTGAGAAACTTCAAGAGATGTGGGAAAAAGATGCAAAGATCGATAGAGATAATCTACACGAAGAATCATTGAACGTCCCCTCTCTTCATGCAAAATACTTTGAACTTTATAATACCATCTTCCTATTAAGAAAGAAGGCAGAGCAACAAAGAAAGAATATCCGTCATGAACGGTATGAGTATTTTAGTGGGAAAGCAGATCCACAAGTATACGTAGAGAATCCCTTTGGGAAGAAGATACGGGATAAAGATACGATGACCAAGTATTTGGATGCAGATGAGAAATTATCTACTTGTTCATTAAAGATTGACTATTATGATACAATGTTGGTATACTTGGAAAGTATTCTTAAGGTAATACAGAACAGAACATATCAGATTAAGAATGCAATTGAGTTTATGAAATTTAATTCTGGATTAGGATAATGTCTAAATCAAATAACAAAATGTCCCCATGTGCATCTAGGAATTGGGAAAGAATTAAAATGAGATTGGGTTATAAATGTGCTGTACCTGGTTGCAATTGTACGGTTAATTTGCAATTAGATCATATAGAACCCACAACTAAATCATTTGATGTTAAATCAAGATTGAGTTATAAATGGGTAAATCTTATTGAAGAAGTTGATAAGTGCCAGTTTCTTTGTCCCTATCATCATAAAGAAAAAACTTATAATAAAGATTGGGAAACTATACAAGTTAAAAAAAAGGAATTTATGTATGTTAGTCATAGGTTTGATCCTATATTACAAGAACATATGTGTGATATAACTATCGATCAAAATAAAAAAGATGGTAGAGCGTATATTAAGTTTGTTGAGTATATTGCAAAGAAAAAAGGAGTAGATTTTTGGGATATTGTAAAAGAGCATAATGAAGAGCACAGAAATTATAATCATTTCCATTTTCTTCAAATATGGGATACTATAGATTTTTCTAATATGGAATGCTCTATAGAAGAAATGGAAGAATATAAGGAGTATTTAGAAAAGAAAATTGCAAAATTAAAAAAAGAAAAACCTGAATTATATGAAATCTATGAGAATACTTATTTTGAAAGAGATAAAAAATCAGAATCTTTAACTAAAATGGTGAATAGGATTGTAGAGAACGATACTTGACAAGGGTATCTAAATACTCCTAGACGCATGGACTAGGTGATTGATACATCAGCTAACGTCGTTATATCCAAGTCTAACGAAGTATTTTTAAAAATTGATTCAGAACCTCATATTGAGTATGAGTTAAGAGACCACTTTACCTTTGAGGTAGAGGGTGCAAAGTTTATGCCACAATATCGGAATAGGAATTGGAATGGAGAGATCCACCTATTCGATATGAGAACAAAAAAGATATATGTAGGATTATTAGATAAGATTATTGCTTTCTGTGATAGACACGATTACACATATAAGTTTGCAGATAATGAATATTATGGTACTCCCTTTGAAGTGAATGAGGGAATATCATATCAGGGTGTTAAAGATTATATGAGTGCTATTTGCAATCATCAACCCAGGAAGTACCAAATTGAGGGAGTATACGATGCCTTAAGACATAATAGAAAGCTATTGATATCACCCACTGCTTCAGGAAAATCTTTGATGATATATTCTCTTGTAAGATATTACGTTGACAAAGGCCAAAAAATTCTTTTAGTTGTTCCCACGACATCCCTCGTAGAACAGATGTATAAGGACTTCTTAGATTATGGTTGGGATGCTGATTCATACTGTCACCGTATATACGCAGGAAAAGAAAAGACCAATGAATTCCCAGTTACTATAACTACATGGCAATCTGTCTATAAATTAGAGAGATCGTTTTTTGAAGATTATAACGTGGTTATCGGTGATGAGGCTCACTTGTTTAAGAGTAAGTCCCTAGTATCTATAATGACAAAACTACACCATGCCAAGTATAGATTTGGATTTACTGGAACATTAGACGGTACACAGACGCATAAGTGGGTGTTAGAAGGACTGTTTGGTCCAGCATACAAGGTGACTAGAACAGATGAATTAATGAAGCAAGGTCATCTTTCTCAATTAGATATACAATGTCTTGTACTTAAACACCCTCCCCAAAAGTTTGAAGTATATAATGATGAAATAGAATATTTAATATCTCATGAAAAAAGAAATAACTTCATTAAAAATTTAGCATTAGATTTGAAAGGGAATACTCTCATTTTGTATAGTAGAGTAGAAGCACATGGTCAAGTGCTTTACGATTTAATAAATAATAATAAACAATCTAGTCGTAAAGTATTTTTTGTTCATGGTGGGGTAGATGCCAGTGAAAGAGAAATGGTTAGAGAAATTACCGAGCAGGAGGAACATGCGATCATCATTGCGAGTTATGGTACTTTTAGTACTGGGATTAACATTAAGCGGTTGCATAACGTCATCTTCGCCAGTCCCTCAAAGTCCAGAGTTAGAAATCTCCAGTCCATCGGCAGGGTCTTAAGAAAAGGAACAAACAAAGTAAAAGCAATCTTGTATGATATTGCTGATGATATTAGTACTAGTACAAAAAGAAATTATACATTAAATCACTTTATAGAAAGAATTAAAATCTACAATGAAGAAAATTTTAACTATGAAATAATCACTATACAATTAAAGAAATGATAGAAGAAGATTTTTATGCTACCTTAAAACTTAATTCTGGTGAAGAAATTTTCGCCAAAGTTGCTGCGTCTGAAGAAGAAAATAGAACTATGCTTATTCTTCATAGTCCCATTAAAATTTCAGAGATCAAAGGTAAAGTAGGAATCGTTGGATACAAAGTAGAACCTTGGTTAAAGACTACTAAAGAAGATATGTTTATAATGAATCTAGATCATGTAATGACTCTATCAGAATCATCAGATATGGAAATGATTGCAATGTATCAAAGATTTCTTCGGGATTCGGAAAAAGATAATAATAGTCAAGCAAAGATGAGTAGAAAGATGGGTTATCTAGGTAATATACATGATACTAAAGAACTTCTAGAAAGGATATTTAAGAATCCTTCTAATAATAATAGCTAAAGCGTTCCCTTCAACCCTGACAGAGTTAGTCTATAGGTGATTTTATAACTTGTCAAGTCTGCATTTAAATGTTATACTATCTACATAGTAGTGACAAAGACCTATGGCAATAATTAGACCTATGGCAAAAAGAAAAAGGTCGGAGCATTATGTAAACAATAAGGAGTTTCTTGCTGCCTTAATAAGGTATCGTGAGGATGTTGAGATTGCTCAAATACAAGATAAGACTAAACCAGTCATACCTCGTTACATTGGTGAGTGTTTTCTTAAGATAGCAAATCATTTATCATTCAAACCTAACTTTGTTAATTACATGTTCAAGGAGGATATGATCTCTGATGGTATAGAAAATTGTGTTCAGTACATACACAACTTTAATCCAGAGAAATCCCAGAATCCTTTTGCTTACTTTACTCAAATTATACATTACGCATTTCTCCGTAGGATACAAAGAGAGAAACGCCAATTAGAAATTAAAAATAAGATTCTTGAGAAGTCTGGTTATCAAGAAGTGTTTGATGACAGTAATA